TTTGAATTTCTCTTTGTGACTGCTCATCATAGTAACGCCATGCGTTATCAATGTAGTTGTTAAGATAATTAATTGCTTGATTATATGCGCTAATAGCATTGTTTTTATTTTGGAGTGCCGTTGCAACATTTAAAACTGAGTTGTTATATTCATTTGTTTTATTAGTTAAGGTTTGATTGTAACCATTTAATGTTGAGACTGCTTGGTTATAAATATTTAATTTATCATTGTATACATTCTGTGCTGAGTTTTTTGCAGAAAGGGCGTTGTTGTAGGCATTGGTTTGTTCTTGTGTTGCTACAGATCCATGGGACAATGTGTTTAAACTACAACTAAAATTTTCTCCCCACACTCTTGGATTTCCAGCATAGTCGCAACCTACACCAGTCCAACCTAAACTTCCAGATGAATCATATGGTATTCCCCAGCCAAGGTGATAAGATCCTACTCCCCCACCGTTATACCACCAAATTTCTACATCAAATGTTTTATCTGTAGTTACATTATATATTGGAGAGTATTGACTCCAAGTTGCTCCTTGCTCTACCCAGTTGTCAATGGCCAATGCTCCGTCAATATACATCCTAAAACCATCGTCTGTATAACCTGCAAATTTTGTTGATGTAAACCATGAAGGTACTGTTATTTGTCCAGTAAATTTAACTATAAAGTTTTCATATCTATTACCACACACTGGACGCTGCATAGAGTTTTCACCATATTCCCCAAATATTCCACTACATAAGAATTGGTCTGTGGCTGCTTGACCATTTACCCTGATCAGGCTATAAACATCATATCTTAAACCAGGTCCTGATGAATTGTTATTGTTTAATGCTTGCTGAGCAGTTGATAAATTAATATTGGCTACACCAAGAGCATCGTAGGCATTATTTTTATTAGTTAGGGCAGTGGCTACTGTAACAGTTTGTCCGTCTACTGCTGATTGGGCTAAGTCTTTTTCTTCAAGTGCCGTTGCTTTTAGATCAAGGGAGTTGTCATATAGGTCAGAGGTTTGAGACTGAGTTGATTGTGCAGATACCGCAAGGGTGTACTTATCTTCTGCCTCTTCAATTAGGGATATAAATTTATCTTTGTAACCAAGGTCGTCAATGCTATCGTTAAGATCTTGTATTTCTTGTGCTGCAACTGTGAGGGGGTCATCAGAGTGTGCACCTTCTGGGGACATAAGAAGCCAGCCAAATGCTAATAGTGTGGCTGCTGCTATTCGTATTAGTTTTTTAATTGCCTTTCCCCCTTGCAGACTGATGTCTGATAGTATGATTATACCATTTTATTGCACAAAAAAGGGGCTACCGTAATTGGTAACCCCTTAAATGTTGGACTAATTACTTAACTAGAGTAACCTTTGCCTTTGGATTCTTTGCATTCCACTTCTTTGCAAGTGCATTGAAAGCATCCTTGATTGACTTAACTGCTGCTGCATTATCTGCAGTCAACTTTGCAATCTGTGCATCCTTAGCAACTACAACTGCATCGTGTGCAGTCTTTGCATCAGCAAGTGCCTTTGCAGAAGCAGCCTTCTCAGCAGCAATTAGAGCAGTGTGCTCTGCTGTTGCCTTAACAAGTGCAGCATCTGAAGCAGCCTTTGCAGCAAGTGCTGCATCCTTTGCTGCTACCTGTGCAGAAAGTTCTGTTGCTAGATCACGAACTGCGATCTCTGCAAATGGTGCAAGTGTTGGAGCAGTCAAACCAACTACTGCTGCTGCAACTGCATCTGTTGATGTTGTTGGAGCAAATGTAATTAGTGATCGTGTTCCAGTTGTTGGAAGTGTTGCAGTAAACTTTGCAACTCCAAAATCTGAAAGTGTAGCGCCAGTTGTTACTGTTGCTGTATCCATAACTGCTGTTGAAGCAAATACGGTTGCAGTAATTGACTTACCAGATACCTTGTTTCCAAATGCGTCTGTTGCAGTTACTGTGATGTCCTGCTTTGTTCCAGCAGCGCCTGATGCAGGTGCTGATAGTGTAAGGTTATTAATCTTGCCAGCAGTTCCCTGTACATAGTATGTAAATGTAGTTCCCTGATTGGTAACTGTTACTGTTCCAATTGCTGTGGTCTTTGTGTATACCCAGAATGTTGCAGTTGTTCCTGTACCAGTTGCAATTGTCAAGGTTGAAGAACCTGAAGATGCTCCTACTGGTGCAGCAGATGTGTGTAGTGCAGACACGATTGTTGCGTTTGTTGCTACTACAGAAACAGTTGTTCCTGTGTCAACAGTTGCGACGAACTTAAGTGCGTCAGCAGCGTCAACTGAGTTGTCTGCTGGGACTGGCAATGATGCAGGCGTTGAGATCGAAGATGCTGTAGTGTTTGCTACAGTGTCTAGTGATACAGCGACTGACATTACAGCAGCACTTGCAGGTGTTGCTACGATTGTGCCCAAAGTCATGGCTGCAACCATGGCTAGTGCGATTTTCTTAAATGAGTTCATTTAATTTATTCCTTTTCTTTTATAATAGATTGAATCTATCCAAATAATCTTTTACATCATCTGGCATAGGCTTTAATTGTATCACGTTTCCTGGCTGCGAGTCAAGTCCTGATCTAGGTCTATCCCTAAATGTATGAATCTCAACCTCCTCATCCATATTTTTTGGGGTATGTGATATTGCCCCAAATATTGCTCCACACACAGCATCCGCTAAGTCCTTAGAGGATTTTCTTGGGTGGTCAACTCTGTTATTTTTCATAATCTTTAACTCTGTTAACTCTTGAAAGAGAAGTTCTATTGCAGGCATTACCAGTCTCTCCTCGTACATTAACATTGCCATATCCTCGTAATGCTTTTTTGCAACAGAGACAGTCTCAGTTCTCATTCCTACTTGCTTTAATTCGTTTTGAATATCAAAAGACTGCCAACGGTCAAAGGAAACCATTCCAATATCAAACCCTTGTCTTCTTAAGTTTTGAATCCATAACTTTACCTCTGAAAGGTTTACTGGGCCTTCTGTCTTTGGCTCCCAATAGACTACTGCATCTACAATTACTACTGGTGCCACTTGCTGATAATCTTTAATTACCTGAATATTTACCCATTTTTCTACGTGGGCGATTGCAATTGCACACTTGTCATGTTTTTGTGCTAAGTCGGCATGCACATAATATTTTTTTGTTGGGTCTGGTTTAAATGTTTCATCAAATCTTTTGTGTGAATCTATTGGGTTTCTTGTAGTCATGCATGCTCTTACTTTTTCTGTTTGTTTAAAGAATGCATCTGTAGAGTAAGTTGGAACACAGGCAAATCTCTGCATTGCATCTCCAAGATCTGTATAAAATGCTAACTTAAAATCATCAATTTTTCTTGTCGGATTAACTACCCAGGTTGGACGCTTCAGGGCAAATACACCTGGATACTTATAAGAAATTATATTCTCTTCATCCCAGTTAATTATCAACTTGTTCCCATCGGAATCTTCTGGTAAATCTTCATTCATTATAAAAGTGTGTTCTTTAGATACTACTTCTTTTTCCATAATAACTGCATCGTATCTTTGTGAAATAAAGTCTCCTGGAAAACGGGGGAATGAAAGCAAAGCAACTTTGCCAAGATCAGGGAAACGAGAATCTACAGAGGCACGGAAGGCTTTGTAGATATTGTCTGCAGTCTTTCCTTGATCATTTCCTGTGCCAACCTCTTGTGCAAAACCAGAAATTTCATCGAGTACTGCAAGTATAAGGTTCAAACCTTCGTGTGATTCTCTTTCTGAGTGACCAGAGTAAACAGTAATAGCATTATCAAACTCAATGCTTTCTGCTTTTGGATTATACTTTCCAGCAAACCATGGAGATTTTTCTATCTTTGTTTTAAAACCTTTAAAGAAAACATTTTTTGCTTGTTGTGCGTTAATAGCAACGTTAATTAGGTCAATAGCATCTCCAGATGGCTTACCAAAATATCTTGCAGGGTCTTTAAGGCACAGAAGTTTATATACAATATATGCACATGCTACTGTTGATACGAAGTCTTTTCCAGATCCCTTGCCAAGTTGCAGGATAATCTCATTCTTAGTGTATTTTTTATAATATCTTCTGCCCTCTTCATCACCAAGAAGATCGATCAAGTCCTCTTGTTTATATATTTGGCTCATTGCTTCAACAATGTCATACTGTATTTGTGATAGCGGTGGCTGACCTAAGAAATTTTCACCTTCAACAAATGTTCTTGCATCGACAGGGGTTTCTCTAAAGTTATTGTCTTTGAGTACCTCTAAGAATTCATCATACATCTGCGATTACCGTTATAACTTCATTCTCTTTTGATATCATGGACAATTTACGCATAATTAAATCACGAACTTCTGGATGTGATGAGGCTATATCTCTAAGTATCCCAACAAGAACTTCTTGTCTATTTTCAATTTCTAGCATTTCATCTGCAAGTTCTTTGTTCTCAAGTAGTCCAGCCTTTTGCAGCATGTCAATACGCTTAGACTCAATATCCATAACAAGTTTAATAGCAGCAGTTTTAGCACTAAGGTTATTTGTCATTGATGCTTCATCAATAACCTCGTAGGACTTTGATATAAGTTTGCTGTAGTGTGCGTCTGCTCCAGATAAAGCCTCTTTTGCACGAGCACGGATCATCGCATTGTTGGATGCACTAACCTTCCACTCATCAATATATGCGACAACCCTTTGTCTTGGAATGTCTAGTTGTTTTGAAATTACTGTTGGGTCACTACCTTTTAAGTATTCTTCAACAACATTATTTACTTGATCAAGGTGCTTTACTAGGTCTTCTTCAGTTGACATTATTTAACTCCCGTGCAATTTTTAGCAAGATTAAATAGCCAATCAGGTCATCAATATCGTTGTCACCAACAAAGGATCCACCTCTTGAAATCCTAGAAAGTTTATCATCAATGCGAACATGTAGTTGTTCAACATTGTCAGAGGTAGCAAAAATTCTAACGGGGTTAAGCGCTGAATCTCCATAAGACTTGTTTTTTGCAATAAGCATTGACTTTATCTCATCACAGACCTGGCCAATAGTAAACTGTGTTTCTTCACTCATAGTTTTCCTCTTCATCAAGTTCCCAATCAAACGTTTCTGGAATTCCTTTTAGTAAAGCAAATGCAAAACTAAAACCAACTGCACCTGCTACAG